AAGGTCAGCGCGAAGACCGTGCGAAGGTCGTTCTGCAGCTCGCGGATGGCCTCGCCAACGGCGTTGCGCTCAAGAGGCGGCAGCTCGCGCCAGGCACGCTCCACGGCGAAGGCGATGCCGTTGACGTCGTAGCCGGCCCAGAAAAGCAGCATTGCCCGAGAGCGCTTCGAGATGCCTTCCCACTCGCGCTCAGCTGCGGTGATGTTTCGCGCATGGCTTGTGCCCTGGGCGAACTCTTCGCGCAGCTCAGCGAGCCGGGCCGCGTGGCGGGCATAAAACGGGTTGGGAACGCCATCGGCAATGTGGGCGGTGGGCTTCGCCGGGCCAGGGTTCTCGTGGTGTTGCGGTGGCTCATCGCGCGGCATGCGGTCAGCGTTCGCCGGCGGCCTGTGCGTCCGCGTCGAGGCTGTCGTTCAAGGGCCTGCCGGTATCCATGGCCGTGTGGCGCCCCGGCGTGTTGGCGGTGATGTGACCGGCCTCGACGGCGTCGATGACCCACTGCCGCATGCACGTCGTCTCTACGGCGCGATGCCCGTGCATGAAGGTGACGCGATCCAGCCAGACCTCGGAGCTGCCCCCTTCGACATGCACTACGCGCCAGCCGGCGGCCTGCAATGCGTTGGCGACGGCGTTGATCGCCCTGGGATTGCGCCAGCTCGAAAGCGTGTCCGCGGCCTGGAGCACTACCGCATTGACTCGCCGGCCGAACTGGCTGGCGCGGTAGTTGAAGAAGCTTTGCCGCACATGGTCGATCTCGATGTACGCGCCATCGGCCTGGGCCGCCTGCACGATGTCATCCAGCGCGCCGAGCTTGTCGGCCACGCGGCGAATGTCTGCAAGCCGGTTGGCATGCCGGTCGTGCTCGCGCAGCAGTACGCGGTCGAGCAGCGGCAGGCGCGCGGCGTCTTCGCGAGAGAGCTTCGACACCTTCGGAACGTCAATGCGTTGGGCTGGCTTCTCGGCGAAGCGGCGGGCGGTGAGGGACATGACTTCGGCTCCTGTGCTGAAAAAGGCGTGAGAAGGGCCGCACGCCTTGAAAAAGGCGCGTGGCAGGGGGTGGGCAGAGGGGAAGCGCCGCGAGGGCGCGGACTAGATCAGTCGGGCGGGGCGCCACTCATGGCGCCGCCCGTGCCCCAGTCGTTGGTGGGCGTGTGCAGGTTCGCGACGTAGGCGGCTTCGTCGTCGGCGACGTTGCCTTCGTCCGCCAGCGCCAGGGCGAGCTGGCCGCGGCGGATATGGCGCGACAGCGGCAGCGAAACGTCGGCCGCGGGAATGCTGGAGAGCACCAGCACGCGCTGAAACTCCAGCGTTGCCACGCCCGTGAAGCCGCACCGCCAGTTGCGGCAGCGGTAGGTGATCTCGCGCATGGTCTTGCTCATTGCGCGGCTGTCGCAGGCCACGCAGCGGGTGCCGCAGTGCGGGCACTCGATGGTGATGCGCATGTAGCGGTTGCCGGCTTCGCCGGCCTGCTCGTGAAGGCTCTCGCTCATTGCCGCTTTCCTCCCGAGGCAACCAGACGGGGGCCGCGACGGCGGCCGGTGATGTGTTCGATGCCCTTGCGCAGCCGGGTCCGCACCAGCCATTCGATGGCTTCTGCGACGTCCGCCAGACCTTGCTCCCGGCGCACCCGGTCGAACACGTCGTGTTCGGCGTCGGTGAGTTCGATCTCTGTGGACGTCATCTTTTCGTCAGACATTCGGCGTTGGTTGCGCTGGCTTCAGGCCGCGTTGATGCGGCTGGGCTTAGCCCGCGGCGCGGGGCAGACTGGCGTCGGCCTTGGGTTCCTGGCCGAAGAAGGCGTCGGCCAGCATTTCCTCGGCCTGGCGCATGGCCAGCTCGCGGATGAGCGTCGAGGTCTGCGCGCCGGTCATCTTGGACAGGATTCGCAGCAACTCGTCTTCGTAGTCGTCAAACCGGACGGTCTGGCGGTTGTCGCGCACGCGCTTGGGATCGGGGTACATCGTCGAGAGTCCTTCGGGCAAAGGAGGGGAGAGACTGGTGCGGTGGGTCAGGCGGCGGACGTAGCGGCGCCGGCCTGCTCGGCCTCGTACTGCGCGAGGCCCTTGAGGTAGACGCGGCGCGCGAAATTGCCGAGGGAACGGCCCTCGCGCGCTGCGTATTGCTGAGTGCGTTCTTTCTCGTCCGGGGCGAGGCGCATCGCGATGGGCGCTTCGTTGACGAGGCGGATCTCGGGTGGAAGCTGGGGGCGACCACGGCGACGGGCGGTGTGAGCCATGCGTTTAATATCCGAACGGATTAATTTGTGTGTGCGGCGGACTTTATCACTCGAATGGATGAAGTTCAACCAGTTTTTATCCATATGGGTGATTTTTCGTCTCGACTGAGGGAAGAGCGCAAGCGCCTTGGCCTGTCGCAAGAGGCCCTGGCAGAGCTTGGCGGCGTGAAGCTGAACGCTCAGTCGAACTACGAGACGGGGAAGCGCGCGCCCGATGCGGACTACCTGACTCGTGTAGCTGCGCACGGAGTCGATGTGGCGTTCTTGTTTTCGGGCCAGCGGATGCTCGCCGGAAGAGGTGCGCCTGCAAATGACGAGCGGCAGCCAGCAGCGACGGGGGAGACTGTCATGCGGGTTGTCACGCGGGAAGAGGCCTCACTGCTAGATAACTATGAAGCGGCGGACGAGCGAGGCCGAGCCGCAGCGCGCAGCGTTCTTGATGCGCTCGCGCAACCGAAGAGGGCCAACGGGTAGGCTGGGTCTGGTCCTCTGGACCTTGGCCCGTTGGTTGTTTATGGCAATGGGGGACGCCGCGACCGAAGCGGCGGAGTAGGGGAACTGATGCGACGCTTGCTTGTAGCGCTATCGATCGTTAGCGGGCTGCTGTTCTCGGCGGCGCCTGCCGCGGCCCAGGCGGAGCTGAAGGTCGGCATGTTGGTGAAAGCTGCGCCTGGCGATCAGTTCTTTTGCACCACGGAGGCCGATGTTCAGAAAGCCCTCAAGCTCCGAGCCCAAGGCGGCATGAGCCGTTTCGATCTCCATAAGGCGCTCTACAAGTTCGTCTGCCTGGCGCTCACAGATTCCCAGGTTCTCAGGATCGTTGCGATAACGCCTGGGGCCATTGAGTTCGTCAACTCCGCGAGTAAGGCGGATACACCGAGCCTGTGGACGGATCGCTCTGCGTTCGTACCGTACAGCCCGACGCGCTGAGAAGGCTGCGCCGAATGAATGCGCCGGATAGAGCGATATAGGAGGGGCCGATGCAGCGGGTTCTCTTGGCGCTATCGATTCTCTTTGCCTTCTTGCCCGTAGCGAATGTGCAAGCCGCCCGGGTTGACCAACTGATCGAAGAGATGGCGCGGCGCAACCGCGCCCAGGATGAGGCTGAGAGTCGGGAGGAAGAGGTGGAGGAGCGGCGGCGTGCGCGAGCAGAGGCGGATGCCGCCCTCGCACCCGCGCAGCGCGCGCCTCAGCGCCGGGTCGTCACTTCAGAGCGAGAGAGCAAACCGGCGCCTCGTCCGGCGCGGGCCGAAGTGCATCGTAGCGCACCCCGTGAAACCTATCGGTCTGTTGGGCGTGGCTCTGGTGGATGTGGGAGCCGCGGCGGCCCAGGCTGGCGCAAGCCCAATGGTCAATGCGCGAGTTGGCGCGACTGAAGCCTGCGCGCGACCGGAGACTTGAGGAGCCTGCAATATGAAGCTTGTTTCGATGACGGTAGCAAACTTTCGTTGCTACAAGGATCCGATGACTTTGTCGTTCGACGAGTTAACCACTCTGGTCGGGCGAAACGATGTCGGCAAGTCGGCTCTGCTGGAAGCACTTGACATCTTCTTCAATGACAGGCCTCTCGACAAGAACGATGCCGCCAAAGGGGGCAATGCGAAGGCCGTATCTATCACGTGTGTTTTCGGGCGACTTCCTCCAGAACTGATACTCGACGAGAGCGCTCCGACTAACCTGAGCGACGAACACTTGCTCAATGCCGATGGCGATTTAGAAATCACCAAGGCCTATAACTGCTCCATAGAAAAGCCAAAGCTCGTCGCGTTGCGTCTCAAGGCCGTTCATCCCCGCGCGGAAAAACTTAAGGACCTCCTTGCTTTAAAGGTTGACGAGCTAAAGGCCAGAGCCTTGGAAGTAGGCGTGGACATGACAGCGGTAAACAAGGCCGTCAAGCGTGATCTGCGAAACGCGATTCGGACGAAAGTCGGGAAACTGGAGGCCGCAGATAGCGATCTGCTGTTCGGTGGTGACGGTGTTGACGAAAAGAGCAATATTCCAAAAGTGTGGGATGGCTTGAAAGCGGCGTTGCCTCTGTATGCGTTGTTCAAGAGCGACCGGCAGAGCTCTGATCAGGACGTAGAAGCGCAAGACCCGTTGAGGCTCGCAATCAAGGAGGCGGTGGCCGCGAAGGCTACAGAATTGCAGGCAGTCATGACATTCGTTGAGCAAGAGGTCAAGAAGGTTGCTGATCTCACGCTGAAGAAGCTGAGAGAGATGGATCCTGCTGTCGCTGCCACGCTTGAACCGAAGTTTGAGAGACCTAACTGGGCCACTCTAATAAAAGCGAGCATCACCGGCGACGATGAAATACCGCTTAACAAACGAGGTAGTGGTGTGCGCCGCCTAATTCTGTTGAATTTCTTTCGAGCGAAGGCTGAGCGGATCATGCGTGAAAAGGAAGCGCATTCGACAATCTACGCGGTCGAAGAGCCGGAAACCAGCCAGCATCCGCACAATCAGCGTCTGTTGATGCGTGCGCTTCAGCAGCTAGCTGTGGGCGACGACCAAGTGATCGTAACTACCCATACTCCGACCCTCGCACGCGCACTTCCCAGTACCAGTCTGAGATTTTTAAGCCGGGCGGCAGATGGCGTACGGAGCATCCAGGTCGGTGGAGTGGACGCAGTAAATACAGCTATAGCCTCTAGCCTAGGCGTGCTGCCAGACCACACCGTGAAAGTTTTCATTGTCGTGGAAGGGGTCCATGACATCACATTCATAAAGAGCTTGTGCAAGATGTTTCGATCACACGGAACGTCAGTGCCCGATCTCGAAGCGCTCGAGCTAACAGGTGAGGTGGTATTTGTACCCTCAGGTGGCGCAGGTAATCTGGCGCTATGGTCTTCGCGTCTCCACGCACTCAATCGTCCTGAGTTCCATCTGTATGACCGCGACGCCCCCTCAGCGGCGACCCCGAAGCATCAGGCCGCTGTCGACGCTGTGAACCAGCGCCCCGGCTGCAAGGGGGTATCCACTTCCAGAAATGAGATGGAGAACTTCGTTCATCACAAAGCGATCAACGCATGCGCGCAAGCGCTGCAGCTTGCATGCGATCTTGGGGTGCCATATGGTCCCGACGACGATGTCCCAGAGCTGTTGAAGGACGAGCTAAATCTCCACGCACCTCAAAACGCCAAGTGGGGACAGAACAAGGTGAAGGCGTGGCTTGCGAGTACGGTGGTGCCGACTATGGACGCCGTCATGCTTGGTGAAGTGGATCCGGCTGGAGAAATGCGCGGCTGGCTGTCGGAGATTGAACTCATGCTCGCAACACAACCAGCGCCACAGGTCGGCTGAAACCGCGCAAGTTCTCCGCGCCATCGGCCACGCCTAGGATGACCAATTTATGAACGATCCGCTTGAAGCAGCCACAAAAAATCTGCCGGTGGCTCAAGCCAGTCAAACTTCTCTCGCCCTGCATACCCTGGGTTGGAAGGCGTTTCAAGATCTGTGCGCCCAGGTTTGCGAAGTAGTGCTGGGCCGACCGGTCGGCGTCTATCGAGAGGCGCAGGACGGTGGACAGGATGCCACTTTTACTAGTAAGCCGGCCACGACAGGCGGTGTAGTAGAGGCGGCGACGATTCAATGCAAGTTCTCCAGCGACCCAGCGCGAAAGTTGCGGGCTAGCGATCTCGCTGCGGAGCGAAAACATGTAACGGAGCTGGTTGCAAAAGGATTGGCTTCGACCTATTGCTTCATAACCAATATGAGCGTCGATGCTCCGGTTGCTGCTGAGATCTGCGCCGAACTCTCTCGGCTTGGGGTTCAGGAGGCCCAGGTGTTTGGGCGAGAGTGGTTAACCCTAAAGATCCGCGAGAGCGCTCGGTTGCGTGCTCTGGTTCCGCGCATTTATGGATTGGGAGATCTGTCAGTAATCTTGGATGAACGCCGTGCCCAGCAGACCGAGGCCTTGCTTGGACACCTAATGCCATCGCTCCGAACTTACGTGCCGACTGCAGCTCATAGGCAGGCTGTCCGAATACTCGGAGAGACAGGAATCGTGCTGCTGATTGGTGCACCGGCCACGGGCAAATCGATGATTGCGGCAATTCTTGCCACAACGGCACTTGGGGGTGAAGGTCATCGGACTTTCCAGTTGGACGGCCCAGGTGAACTGACGGAATTCTGGAATCCGAACGAGACTGGACGCTTCTACTGGATCGACGACGCCTTTGGCCCGAATCAGCTTAGAAGTGACTACGTGGACCACTGGATCGCGATGATGAACAAGGTAAAGACGGCATTGAATGCTGGCAATCGCTTTGTACTGACCTCACGGCAGCACATCTGGCGAGAGGCGAAGTTGAAGCTTGGCATTAGAAATCATCACAAGCTTGCAGATGAAAGCGCCGTTGTCAATGTGAGTGCGCTGAGTCCCGATGAGCGAGCTCAGATCATCTACAACCACGTCAAGAGCGGCAATCAACTTAAGGAATGGAAGGCGCGAATCAAGCCACACTTGGCAAGTATCGCCAGCTCGACCGATCTGCTGCCCGAAATCGCGCGTCGACTTGGTGATCGAAGTTACACGTCCGGCATTCGCACATTGCCGTCGGATCTGATCAGGTTTGTTTCGGTGCCAACAGCATTTCTCAAAGAGACGCTTCACGAGTTAACGGAAGCGCAGCGCGCTGCACTTACTGCAATCTTCTTGTTCCGATCGAGGCTGCCAGTGCACACCGGTCAGGATGTCCATATTTCACTGGTGTGTGACAAGTTCGGAGTCAGGCAAGGAGATGTGAATGAGGCGCTGACACAACTCGACGGCAGCTTCATTCGTCAGAAGCCAGACGGCAACTTGAGGATCTGGACCTTCGCACATCCAACGATCGCGGATGCACTCGCAGAGATTCTGCGAGACCGGCCAGACCTGCTTGAACTCTATATACAAGGCACACGCATAGAGGTCCTACTAGCGGAAGCGACCTGTGAAGGTGCGGCAAAGGTTCAAGACGCCATCGTGATTCCAACGTCAATCAATGCGTTGCTAGTCGCACGAATCGTCGAGATGCCTGACGACGTGGACCTCAACAAAATCTTGTTTTCCTTCCTGGCAGTACGAGCGAGTGAAGCCGTGCTGCGCGAGGTTGTTGCCGCTAATCCGAGCATCGTTCGCCGCAAGTCCGGGGCACATTGGCGTGTGTTGTTCGACGGACGCATCATGCTTTGTGCACGACTGCACAAGTTGAGGCTCCTACAGGAAGATTTGCGCGAGGAAGTGGCACAAGAATTGGAGCATGCTCTCCTATACAGCCAAGATGCATCAGTGCTTGATCAGGACGATGTACTTGCGCTGTTTGCTCCCAGTCAATTGCTTACGCTGGCAATGAAACTCTATGAGAGTCTTGCGAGCGATATACCGGATCGTATCGATGACCTTGTGGGAGACGCCGACCTGACTATTGAGCCAAGTGACAACTTCGGTGAGATTAGCTATTACGTCCAACGTATCCAGGCAGCATTCTCTGACCTGAAAATGGTCTCGGAGGCGGTTGCAAGCGTCGAGTCGGCAATCAACAAGGGGATAGCGAGAATTGCCGCCCGCAAGGAAGAAGAGGACGAATCCACGGAGTGGGTGGGCGAGGATATTGCGCCCAAGGTGGTAACTGCGCCTGCAAGTGACAGATCAATATTCTCTGACGTTGATCTTTAAAGCGATCTATCCCTGAAGTTTCGCATGCTCTCGGGGGTCAGGAAGTCTTGACGCCGATTCGTGGCACCCGTGGACGGCTCGTGCGCGCGGGGCGCGCTCAACTAAGCAGGAACTTGGAATTCTTCTCTTAGAGCGAAGCGATCGAGTGGGCACATCGCCCCAAGTACGCCTCCAAATCGAAGCCGCCCCAAGCGAAGAACTAGCTTGAGATTATCTGGGAAGCGACATCAGAAAGTTGTCCGCAATCTCGAACAAGCAGTCTGTGGGGTCGCCACCTCGCTCCTTCATATGAAGCATGCCGCAAACCGTGTCGTCATCGATTATCAACATCAATTTGCCGTGCTCACGCATGGCTCCGCGGGTCATCTGGACTGCATGATCGTCAGCCCCTACCCGAGTAAAAATGATCGCCATTCGTCTCAGTCCGCGTTCGAGTAGATACTTTTCTGTCGTAAGGATCTGCCCTTGCTTGATTTTTCCCGAGTAGTTCTTGAACTCAAAAAGCGCATAGCGGCTGTTGAGGTGGTCGATCGCAAATTTCCAGAACTCGGTGGTAGGTCGCACTCGACAGATGAAGTCGTATCGGTTTAGACCGTCGTCGGTTCGCTTCTGTTTGTGCCATCCGTGAAGATCGTTCGGAAACAGGTACTTGAGAATCTTCTCGCAGACACGCTCATACTGCTGCCAGGCCCCTTTACCGCGCTTTATGCTCCTGAGCTCGTTGCAAAGCCTCGATCCCTCGGTGTCTTGTTGACGGTTTGCAATGTCCTCAAGTGGCCGTTCGCTTCTTCGGGGGTCTAAGTTTGCCGAAGCATTGACGTAGGGGTCGCTTGGATCGGCCTCGACCAACGCGTCAAGTTCTTCCGCAAGTTGTGGATATGCTGCTACCCAGTTCCGCAGGTCGACTTGATCCACGAAGACCACGCTGAACTTTTTCTCGAATGCTTGCCGCAGTTCGGGGGTAAGGACACAGGACATTACGAGCATGGCCTTCGAAGCGCGAGCTTTGAGCCCGTTCTTAACGAGGCGAGTTGCCGCAGTCTCTATGAGGGTCGGTTGAGCTCGGACCGTTCGATAGAACTTCACCTCTATGGCCCACTGCTCGTTATCGATTACTGCTTGCAGATCGTAGCCGTCGTCTCCCCTGCGTGAATTTATTGTGGTGGGGATGCCATTTGCCGCCAAAATGCGACTCACCAGGTTTTCGAAATCTCTCCAGGGCGAGGGAGGTTGTTGCATTTCGGAGCTCCTTGCTGGGTCAGTTGCCGAGGCTGATGTTCAATCGAAGATTGCGATGTTCAAAGCCTACACGCGAAAGCAGAAAACCTCATCCGCATTAGTTCTGAGCGCTCCGTTTTGCAGCTTGGCTATTCCGTCTTGAACTCCTGAGATCTGTGGTGATCCATGTACTTCTCGTGCTCGGGCTGCAGAGCGACCTTCATTGACGATGTGATGCCGAGTTTGTTTGCTTCAGTGAAGAGGGGGGAAATGCGAATAGCCCCGTTCGTTTCGAATGTGATAAACCCTTTGTCGAAGGCTTTGTCCAAATTTGGTGACAGCAGCAAGCCGTTCCACTCGTCTAGTCGCTCCCTGTCCGTTGACTTTTTCCACGGCTTGATGTGAGACGCGACAAGAAGGCTGGTGTCCCTGAATCCTGTAACAGCACACGCAGTCCAATGCAAAAGTACCTTGTCTCGGAAAACTCCCTGTCCGATCCTGGACTGGATGAGTGCCGCCTTTTGGGTCGCTGATGCGACTTGATCGCAAATGATCTGTTCAAGGTCGACTTGAAGATCGTCGCTACCGTTGCTCTCAAGGTACGAGGCGAACTGAGACAACGTGGCGCTGTACATGTGATGTCCGCGCGCGTTTCGTTCTTTGAAGACGGTCAATTCCTGGATGTCCGCGGCGAGAGCGCTGAGGGACGACGAACTCGTCAATGAGGTAAGCGGTCCCGAGATCAAGCCGCCAGCGATCGCCCATTCGGACAATGCGCCACGAAGCGCTCCGTCGTAGCTCTTCGCGGAGGACTTCGAAAGCCCCTTGTGGATCATCCAATCGTAGAAGTTCATATGCAAAAGGCGGAGCAGGGTTTGGCAATTTTCGCCCAGGCGTAAAACGAGAGCACTTTGTGGATCTGCAGCTCTTACCGGGCGTCGCAGGGCGCACCGTCTGGCCTACAGTGCTGCCATGTCGTGCCATCTTTCTGAATAGCTGCCGCGGTCGTCATTTGTCGACGCCTGCGCCTTCTTGCCCCTCGACGCCTTCGGCCTGCTCGGTCTCTAGCGTGAGCTGACTGACATAGCCCGCCTGGTCGATCGTGTGCCGCACGCTGGCCACGATCCACGGCGTCTCGTCGATCTTCTGCTTGTATCCGGCCACGCGCGCGGGTCGCTGTGGCGTGATGTCGGCGCGGCCGTACGCGAGGGTAATCTCAAAATCGAAGATCCCACGCTGTATGCGCAGCCACTCGGCGCGGGCTGCTGCCAGGGCGTCCGCTTCGCTGGCGAAGGTCGTTCGCAGCTCCTTCGCGCGGCCGCTCAGGCCAGCGATGACGCTGCTGCGGCGGCCGGTCTTGATGTTGTTCCACCAAGCTTTCACGCCGCTGTACGCATCGCGATCTGCGCGGCTCCAGCGGTGCCTGTCGCCGTCCTGCCGCGTGATGACTACCGGCGGCAGCACCTTGCCGCTCGGCGTGCGCGCGGCGCGCGCCTGGCTGAACAGGAGCTTGCCGTTCTTCACGGTGCACAGGCAGTCGTAGGTTTGGGCGAGCCGGCGAAGAAAGGACGCGTCCGATTCGCCGAGCTGGTCTGCGTGCTTCACCTTGCGCGAGGCGATTTCCTTGGCGACGACGGCCTCGATGCGGTTGCGCTTGGCCACGCTGTTGACGATGGCGCCGACGGTGGTCTTGTGCCATGACTCATCGCGCAGGGTGCGCAGGCTGTCGAGCAGGTTGGCGGCACGTGCGCGGATGGTGATCTCGTCGGGCGTGCCGGCGTATTCCACTGCCTGCACTGTGTAGGCGCCTTTTTCCACCAGCCCGACGGGGAAGCCCATTTCTTCGGTGGTTAGCTGGCGGTAGGGCGCTGCGTTGGGCTCTGCGAGCCAGCCGAGGGCCACTTCGACGGTGTCGCCGGTCTCCGGCAGCTCTACGGCGCCGTCGTGGTCGCTCACGACGAGCTCGACCTCGTCGGCATCGTTCTGCCGGTCATCGGTGATGGTGAGGCGCACGAAGCGCGGCAGGATGCGATCGGACACGTTGGCGCCGTTGACGGTGATGCGCCAGATGGGCGTGAGGTGCGCCGCGGCGCGCCGGGTGTCGCGTCTGCAGCTGTTGGCGCTGACGTTGACCGTCGGCAGCGTTGCGGTGATGGCGTCTACGTCGGACATGGTCTGTTCACACCACGCTGGCGCCCACGCCCAGCGACAGGCCCGTGTTGTCCGCCGCGTCCTGCAGCAGAGCGCCCAGGTCGCCCATGCTGTCGGCGATGAGCTGCTCAGCGACTTCCTGGGCGTCTTGGTCGACGCGCTGCAGGGTGAGGGTGAACTCGATGCGGCGCGCTTCGCCGGTCTCGAAAAAGAGGGTTCGGGTTTCCTGCAGCTCGGTGATGACGAAGGCGCCGTAGATGGTGCCGGTGCCTTCCACCAGCACCCATGCGGCGCCCTGGTCGGCCATGAGGCGCAGCACCGACAGGCTGGCCGCGGTGCCGGCGAACTCGGGCACCACGATGCCATTGAGCGTGATGATGTCGTCGCCGGGCCCGAGGTACTGCGAGGCGTTGCGGGCGCCCACGAGGGGCTGCGAGGCGTGCTTCCAGCTGCTGCGCCGCTGAAGCTCTTGATAGCTCATTGTGTCGAGCATGAAGACGAAGAGGCCGAGGCAGAGCATGGCGGGCGTCAGTTGTCGTAGTCGATGAAGGCGCCGCGGGCTCGCGCGCGCTTGTCGGCGTCGCGCTTGTCGAGTTCGGCGCGGATGGCGCGCGCAAGCTGCGCGGCATCCGCACCGGGCGCTGCAGTAATGTGGATGGTGATGGTGTCGCCCTGCACGACGACACCGCCGGCGGCCCGGCCGATGGGCGCGGCCGCGAGCGGCGCGCGGGTGTCGAAGTTGCCGGGGGCGAGGGGGAACTCTGCCGCCATGGCGGGCATGGCCACGGCCGTTGCGCCGGCCATGCCGAGCGCCGCGACGCGCAGCAGCGGCCGGGTGCGGTCGATGCCGATGGCGGCGCCTTCGACGATGTTCTCGCCGGCCTGCATGAAGACACGCGAGGGGCTGCGGATGCCGAGCTTTTCCTTGAACCAGCCGACGGTGGAGTCGGCCGCGCCGCTGATGGTGTCTTGCACGGTGCCGAGCATGCTGGTGATGCCGCCCACCAAGCCCTGCATCATCTGCGCACCGAAGGTCGTGAACTTGGCTGGCAGCTCGATGCCGAACCACTGCATGACGCCCGCGAAGGCCTGGTAGAACAGGCCGAGGGGCGACCAGTTGACGATGGTCTGCGTGATGGTGGTCACCACGCCCGAGAACGAGCCGCCGAGCTGGTCCCAGATGATCTTCAGTCCGCCGACGATTCCGCTCCAGTTCCGATAGATCAGGTAGGCCGCGCCGGCGAGCAGCGCGATGGCGATTCCCAAGGGGTTGGCCAGCAGCAGCAGGCCCACGCGAGCGACGGCCATGCCCACACTCAGGAACGCCGACCCAAGGCGCACAAGCAGCCCGGCGCCGGAACTCAGCAGCGGGCCGACGCGAAGCATCTGGAAGCCGAAGAGGCCCAGGCCATAGCGCACCACGGCGAACGGCCCCAGCAGGGCAGCGGCGCCGAGGCTCAGCGCGCCGAAGCCTGCGGCGAGCAGACCTACCCACAGCACGGCCTTGCCGATGTACGAGGCGAGCACCGGGTTTTCCTGCGCGAACTGCGTGATGCGCTGGAGAGCGCTGCCCGCGGCGTTGAGCAGGCTGATGTAGGCTGGCAGCAGGGCGCGCCCGGCCTCCTGCATGGCGTCGTGGAAGCGGGCTTGCGCTTCGAGTTCCTGCCCGCTCAGGCTGTTTCGCGCCCTGGCGTCCAGTTCGTCGATTCCGAAGGCGCCGGCGTTGAGCTTGGCGTTCTTGTGGATCTGGTCTCTCATCATGAACATCTGAGAGAAGAGGCTCGACGCCGTGCGGTTGCTGAAGATGGAGCCGATGGCGTCGTTCACCTGGTCCTGGCTGGTGAGGCCCTTGGCGGCCAGCGCCGGCAGGAGCACCTTCTCCATCCATTCGAACTGGTTGGTGCGGAAGAGGTCGCTACCTTTCAGCGCGCCGGGGTCGAGGAACGAGACCTGCCCCGTCTTGTCGTGCTTCACCTTGGATGGGTCGCCGATCAGGTCGTACTTCATCAGGTTCTGCGCGGCGCGCTTGGTAGTGCGGCCCTGGTAGAGGTTCTGGTACGCGGACATGGTGGCCACGCCCGCGCTTGCGCCGCCCATGATCTGCACGATGGGCTCGAGCTGGTAGTACATCGCTTCGCTGGAGAGGCCCTTGGCGGCAATGCCGCCGCGCTTGATGAAGTCCAGCCATTGCGTCGAGTCGACGCGGCCACCGGTGGCGGTGATGACGCGCTGCACCATGTCGGCCTGCTGGGTGAACTCTTCCTTGCTGCTCAGGCCGTTGCGCGCCTCGATGACCTTGAGCATGTCCATGAACTTGCGTTCGTTCTCGGAGCCCTGTTCTTCGCCGAACATGGCCTTGTTCGCGAACTTCATCTTCGCCATCGCTGGCATCACCATTTCGGCGTGATGCACGTCGGCAAAGGCCGTGGTCGCGTCCAGCATCAACCCGAGGTTGTCGTTCATGCTGGTGCCGTAGGTCTTCATCCGCTTTGCGTAGTCGATGGCCTTGGTGGTCTCTTCCTTGCCAAGGCCCAGCGATTCGATGCGTGCTGTCGTCGTTTCGTACTCGCGGATCTGTTGCAGCGGCTCGGTGACGGCACGGCGGATGCCGTAGGCGGTGCCGACGCCGGCGGCGCCGGCCATGGCCAGGTGCCCGGCCGTGGCGCGGGTGCCGTTGAAGCTCTTCTGCAGCTGCGCCTTCCGGTTGCTGGCGTTGGCCAGCGCTTCGAGGCGCGCTTTCTGCTGGGCAATGGCGCTGTTCGTCGATGCGATGTCGGCCTGCAGGCGGTGCTGGTCTGCCGACAGCTTGCCGATGCCGCTGGCGGTGGCCGCGGTGCGCAGCTGCACGAGGGCATGGCGCTGCTTGTCGTAGGCGGCCGTCGCGCGGTCGACCTGGCCCTGTAGCGTGCGCGCCTGATCGCTGTTCGCGCCGTAGGTGCGCGTGACGCTGTCGAGGTTGGCGCGCAGCACCTTCAGGCTGTTGCCCTGCTTGGCCAGCTCGGCCTGGTACTTCCGGATGGCGTTGACTTGGCCGAGCTGGCCGTTGAGCAGCTTGAGGGCGTCGCGCGACTGTTTCAGGCTCGCGGCGGTGGCCTTGCTCTGGGCGTCGAGCGGCTTGAGTTCGTTGACCGCCTTGGCCGCGCCGGCCAGGATCAGCTTGAGGGTTAGTGCGGTGGCCATGGTGGTTCGATGGGGTTGCGGTCAGTCGTCGTCGTGCTTGCTGGGGGCGTAGCGCTTGCGGGCGGCCTCGCGCCAGTCCATCAACTCGGCCAGCGGGAGGCCGTCCATGTCCTGCGGGCGCCAGTGGAAGACGAGCGCCAGATCCGCCATGGCGTCCTCTACGCGCTCTGCAAGACCGCGTCCCGAACTGCTTTCTTCAACAAAAAACTGATGACCACGCCTCCCGCTTCGGACAGATCCGCGGGGTCGAGCTGTGCGCACTCGTGCGGCGTGAGGCTCGGGGAGGTGATGCGCGGCAGCAGCTTGAGCAGTTCGTCAGCGTCGGCCGCGTGCAGCCGCTGCAGGGAGAGGCCGCGCAGCTCGCCGGCGTTCGGCTTGCGCAGGACGATCTCGGCGATGGTGGTGGCGCCGCGCTGGATTGGCGTGTCGAGCGTGATGGTGTTGGGCACGCTGGGCGCGATGGTGGCGGGGGGCTGTTGGGCGTCGTCGTTCATGGTAGTGGCTCGGTTCGAATGGGAAGGGCAGGGGGCGAGGTTGCGGGCCGGCGTCAGTTGACGCCGAAGGCCATGCCGATGGCGGCGCGGATGGCGTCGTACTGGTCGGTGCCGCCGACGCGGAACACCATGCCGGGCACGTCGATCTCCAGCAGCTCCTGGGCATTGACGGTCAGCTTGTAGTAGCTCGCGGCGATGGTGAACTCGTGGTCGTTGTCTTCGCCGGCCTTTGCCTCGTTGGGGTTCCATTCGCGAAGACGGCCGCGGATGACGACTTCGGCCGCAGTGACCTGGCCGGTGGCTTCGTCCTGATAGGCGCCGGCGAAGCGGAAGATGTTGGCGCCGACGGTCTGCGACCCGAGCATCGCGATGAGCTGGGTCTTCAGGCCGCCGGCCTTGATGCCCAACTCGAGCTTTTCGTGGCCGAGGTCGATCTCGACCGGGCCATGCATGCCGCCGGCGCGGTATTCCTCGGTCTTCTTCGTGATCCTGGGAAGGGTGACGCTGGGGATCTCGCCGACCCAGCTTTCGCCATCGCCGAACATGGCGAAGTTCTTGAGTTTCTTGGGCAGTGCCATGGTGGTGCGCTCCTATGCGTGATGCGTTGACGCCGGTCAGGCGGCCTGCACGGCCGCGGCGAAGTTGGCGAGAAAGTCGTCGGTGATGGTCTGGCGGAAGCCCAGGTCTTCGAGTGGCGGCACCGGCGTATAGCGGTAGCTGATGCGCAGGCGGCCGACGAAGAGTTCTTCTTTCGGGTTGAGGTCGGGATTGATGAAGGCCTCGAAGCCGATCAGGTAGCCGCCCGTCACGAGGTCTTTGCCCTTGGCGTTGATGTTTTCGAGCATGTCCTTCACGAGCGTGGGATGCATGGGCTTGTCCACGAACGTGAAATGCGCCTCGGCCATCGTGTCCGCCAGCACCTGGGCGGTGCGGGTGTAGTTCTCGAAGAAGAACTTTCCGCCCTGGGCCTCGGTGGTGCGGTTTCCCCAGAAGCGATAGCCGCTGCGGTTGATGATGGTCGTGACTTCGAGCGCGTTGAGGTACGTCGTATCGCTACTCGGGCTCTGCAGGTCGAAGAACACGTCGGCGCTGATGCCCTGGGGGCCGTTGACCACGATGTTGGAAAGCGTCTTGTGCCAGCCGATCTGCTGATCGAGCTTGGCGCGCAGGCCCAGGGCGTACGCCGTGGCCGCTTCGACCTCGACTTCGTTCGTCGCTGTGTCCCATGCGAGGAAGTTTGGCCAGATGACCATGATTTCTCGCTTGCCGAATTTGCCGCGGTAAGCGGTCGCCTCTTCCTTTGTGGTGGCATACGCCATACCGTCCGCCTTGCGCGCCGCGACGTAAGTGAACCCCTTCAGCTGCTCGGCAACCACCCCGATCTCGACCGCGACGGGCTCGGTGTCGAGGTAAGGCGCGCCGATGATGCGCGGCTTGTAGCCGACCTGGCCCTGCGCAGCGAGCAGTGCCTGAAGGCCGGTCTTCTGCCCGTTGGCGGTGGTGGTGCCGATCACGTTGCTGGTGGTCTCTGCGTCGGTGGCGCCGGGCTCAACGCGTACCACGATGGTCACGGCCTGGGCCTGCCGGGAGATGGCCTTCAATGTCTTCGCCAGTGTGCCGGCCGCACCCGCCTTGCCGACGCTGCCGCCGGGGTTGGTGAGCAGCACCGGGGTGTTGAGCGGGAAGGCCGCCGGGTCGGCCTGCGGCGCGGTGGCCACGATGCCGATGATGGCCGTGCTGACGACGCGGATGGTCGCGCCGCCTTCGTCGACTTCGAAGACGCGTACGCCGTGGTGGTATTCGGTGGACATGGGGGAGTGCTCCTGTGGTGATTCGGGTTGCCTGGGGCTACTGGGCCGCGGGCGGTTCAGTGGTCGAGGTGGCTTGCGCTTCGGCGGGCTCTTGCGCAGACGCTGTGGGCGGCGTTTCGATCGGGGGGACGGAAAGGCTCGGCAGCAAGCCGGTGAGGGTCCGCTCCGACGGCTCGGCCATGGCGCCGGATTTCACGCGGTCGAGCAGTTCGTAGCAGGCAGCCCAGACTGATGAGCGCCACGCACGCAGCGCACGGCCCTCGTTCTGGAACTTGGGCACGGCGGGCTCTTCGGCGTAGGTGACGGCGGTCCTGATGTCGTCGTAGCCGAGCGATCGGGCCATAGCGTCCATGTATTCCTGCACGTAGCCGCGCAGGGACGCGATGCGGTCGTCGATGGTGCTGGGCGCCGGAGCTGGAGGCGGCGGCGGTACGACGGGGAGTTCAGGTGCCGGTGCGGGCGGCAGCGCTTCCAACGCCCATTTGCCGCGCACCATGCGCGCCCGCATGCCGCTGGGGATATGCGGCGGCACGGTTTCGGTTGCCAAGGCAGGGTTGAGCAGCGCATAGACCGGCTTGCCGGTGCGCTCCGTCGCGACGGGATCGAGCGGGTGCACGGACTCGCCCACGAGGAACCCGCTCTCGGGATCGATCAGATAGATGGTCTTGGTCATGCGGTTGGTGTCCGGGTCAGTAGCTGATCCACGCCGGGAAGGCCACGTTGCGGGGGCGCGCCTCCGAGCCATCCGAGTTGATCGAAATGCCCGTGCCGCTGTTGTTGAGCCAGATGCCGGTTTTCCTCGAATCGATGCCGACGTTGTGCGCGTGCGCGCCGTCGTAGTTGATGGGCCTCGGCGAGTCGATGCTGAAGTCGGAGTACTGCCCCGTTCCACGGTCCGAGTCCGCCACGTTCTGCGGGACTTGCATGCCGTGGTTGTGCGCCCCTTGCGAGTCGGTCCACCCGCCGTGCACGTGGCCGGGATCGTTCACATAGTGGCCGTGGCCGGGGTCCGTAACGCCGTGGGTGTGGGCGGCGTTGCTGCCGGCCTCGGCCGAGCGCAGCACGCGCGAGGCATTGACGCCTCGCCCGTTGTCCAGGCATCGGATGAACTCGCCGCGAAGATCCACGAGAGAGAACGTGCCGGAGCCGGAGAGTCCCAGCCGCGCGACCAGGTCAGGGTAGTTGGCCTGCTCATAGCTCACGTCGGCGCGCACGAGCAGATAGCCGGGAATGCTCGACGGGTTGTCGTAGCTGTACAGCAGCATGCCGGGCTGATGCCAGGGCGCGCGCACGTAAGCGGTGCCGTTCCAGACCATTTGCCGGATGTGCGGTGTCTGCACAGTGATGACGGGGCCGATGTTCACGGCGGGGACGGCGACGATGGGACCGCGGAACGCATACATCGGATGCGGGTCCGGGTCCGCGAAGTGGGCGGCGAGATCCGCGTCAGTGGCGTACTGAGGATGCGGATTGACCTTGGCCTCGTGCGCGGCCGTCGAGTCGCTGAGTGCCGCATTCAGCTCGGCCGCGGTGTGGCCCCAGCGCGTCCATTTCGTCGCGTCGCTGCTGGGCGGGACGTTGAGGCTCTCGCCAACGCTGCGCCACGTGGTGCCGGCGTAGCTGACATAGGCCACGTTGGCGGGATAGCTCAAGGCCGGGTCCCACGGCGTGACGTTGCGCACACGCAGATAGCGGGTGCGATTCGCCAGCTCGCGCGGCGGGCGGTTGTCGATGCCCGAGGGGCCACCGAGGACCGGGTCATCTTCCTCGATTTGGTAGATGCCGGTTTCCCACTGGTCGGTTTCGTTGAGATTGGCCATCAGGCGCTTCCGTGGTTGTAGGCGCCGTCACGTCGGGTGGCGCCGTTGTGGCTGTTGGCGACCGACGCGTACCGCAGCGCGACCAGATGGCAGCGCGCCGGCGCGACGGACGGCAGGAGCTTGCGCAGGCGCTCGGCCTGGGCGTTGGTGATGGGGCGCTGCAGAGCGACCATGTAGGTCGCCCAGGAGCTGGCAAGCGAGGCGTGCGGATAGACGCCGTTGCGGCGGAACGTTCCGTCGTGGGTGCGACCGCCGATGCGCTCGATGATGTCCACCTCGCCGAAGCCCAGCGAGCGGATCAGCAGTCGAATCGCCCAGGGCGTGCCTTTGTGCCGGTGGATCTCGATGGAATTCAGGATGAGCGCACGTTTGGCGTCGTCGGACCTCGCGTCCTGCCAGGCCTCCACGGAGAGCGTCCACGAGAGCCATGGCAGCAGCGGCGCGAGGCACAGCATGGCCGTCCACAGGTGCCGCAGGCCATCGGTGTCCAGATCCAGCGGTGACGCGCCCGCGAGCGCCAGCTCCAGCGGCGTGCGGTTGGGCGGCAGCAAGCGCTGCGACGGGGCGAGGCTAGACACGGACTACCTCTTCGAGGATGTTGATGCCCGTCACGCGAACCCACTGGGTTTTCGTGCACAGGATGTCCGTCGGCGGCTGCGTGATCTCGACACGGTCGACACCCGGCTGATGGAGCGCGGCGTCGATGCCGGAGTGAGGCAAGCCCTTGCCGAGCTTGCGGATCTGCTTGAGCCACTTCGCCAGCGCCGCCTCGCCGTTCTCGACGGCCACCTCGCCCGCAGGCCCTTCGTAGCGATACACCTTCGCCGTGATGGCGGTCTCGAAGATCTCCGCACCCTGTACAGGCACGCTGTCGCAAAGCGGGCGGATCTTCTCGGCGTTGAGCGCAGCGCTCACGGTGTTGAGCAGCGCTTCGGAAGCAACGCCGCTCGCGGACGTGGAAAGCACCGTGACGCGCACGGTTCCGGGGAGCGGGCTGTCGACTTGTGCGTCGGCCACCTCGGCGCTGGCCGTGAGGGCGTGGTAGCGATAGCTTTCCGTCGGGCCAGCCGTCGTGATCCCTTCGGGCGCGAGCTGGATGCGCTCGCGGAAGCGTTCGTCGTCTTCGTAGACGGCCTCTACCGGTGGCACCGCGTCCGGGTCAGCGGGCGTGACCAGCAGCCGGGAAACCCGATAGTTCGCCGCCAGGTTGTCAAGATCCGACTTAGTGGCGTATGCCAGCATGCAGGCTTTGGCGGCATCGTTGATGCGCTGGCGCATTTCCAGCTCTTGGTAGGCCTGCACCTGCAGCAGCTTCATCGCCGGATCGGATTCGAGCAGCAGCGTGTAGTCGAAGCCGACCTTTCTGCACTCATCCTGAAAGAGCGCGATGCGCTTGGCGAGGATGGCCTCGTAGTCCAGCGTTTCGATGACGGCCGGCGCGGGCAGCAGGGACATGTCCAGGCTCATGCGCCTCCCGCAACGGTGACGGTGAAGGTGGTGCTGTCGACGCTGTTGGTGTCGCGACGCACGATTTGGAGCTGGCACTTGCCCTGTGCGGTGAAGCCGACGCGCACGCTCAGCAGGCGGGTGCGTGGCTCCCACTTCATGATGGCCTGGGCGGTCGCCGCGATGAGGCGCAGGCGATTCGCCGCGGTGGCCGGGTGGTCGACCATCTGCGGCAGGTAGCTGCCGTAGTTGCGGCGCATCAGGCGCGTGCGGATGGGCGTCGTCAGGATGTCGTTTATGGACTGCCCGATGTGATCGCGACGCGAGAGCACCTTGCCCGTGGCCTTGGAGATTCCGCTCATGGCACGGGCTTCCCGCTGATCTCATCGCCGCCCT